AGCTGCAGCGGCGCTGGCACCTGCCGCACCCGCCTGAGCGATCAGTTTCGTCCAGCTGGGACCCGTCTTTTTCGAGCCGTCTGCCAGGGTTACGGTGACGTCGCCGGTACCCGATAAAATCAGGTCCTGGTTGATGATACTGCCTTGCGCCAGGCGAAACCCTTCTGTGACGGCTTTCGCCAAATCGTCATCAAGTGTGGCCATTCGTGATGTCCTTAAAATAAAAAACCCAGCCGGAGCTGGGTTGGAGGTTCTGAAGTTGTGGGGATCAGGAGAAGGAGCCGGTACCGCGAGTCACAGTGATAGTTGGTGCATAAATTGCCACGGTTGCATTACTGGAAGAAACGAAAATGTTTGCGTCGATACGTTGCCCGGTCAACCCAGTTGCAGCATGACGTGCGGTGAACCATAGCCCACCAACAGGAACGTCGAAAGTGAACGTGCGAACGTTACCCGCGATAGTTATGTTAACTGTACTCCCGACCGCGCCTGTAGTCCCTCGGACATATATCAACGCCTCCACGACGGCGTTTTTATTCAGCCCGTTATTGCTGGAGTCGGTGTATGCCATGGCTACACTGGTAGAAACGGCATTGTTAGACCGGTTGCTGGAGTCGGGATACACCCCTGTGTTGGCGACATCTCCAATGAAAGATGTCGCTTCAACCGTGCCCCTGAAGCTCCCGCTGGTCGCCTCAACCCTGCCTTTAAAGCTCCCGTCAGTGGCATAGATCGTCCCGCGAACTGTCACGCCGTTAAACGTCGCATACCCGGATTTATTGATATGCCAGCCGACATTGCCGGTCCCGTCCCAGTTGCTGGACTGGATGTAATTCCCGATCTTGCCGTTGTCGATGGAACCGTCCTGGATGAACACCGAACGCATGAACATCTGGCCGCCGGTCGAAGCAAACACCAGCTCCTGCCCGTTCGTCGTCGGGTTATAAACCGCGAACGTATCGGCAGAAATCAGGAAGTTTGAGGCCCCTGTACCGTCAATGCCCAGCTGAATACCCGCGATGCGTTTAACACCGTTCGCTTCCACCTGGACTTTAACGCCCCACTGCGCGGAGAGCTTGCCGTTGATATCAGCAACAGCCTGGCTGGTCGTCTGGACGTTAGCGTTGGTTTGCCCAATCGACGCAGTCACCTGCTGGATACTGGTCGCCGTGGCGCTCTCCAGATCCGTAACAGCTTTATCAATGCGCGTAATGGCGGCGGCGTTGGTCTGGCCGTTTTGTTCAACCGTGGCCTTAAGCGTCGTGACCTGTTCGGCTACAGCGCTTGTGGCATCCGCGGCGGTCTTCCGGGTCTCGGTGATATCGGCCTGCATTTTTGTCTCGCCAACGGCGAACGTGACGCGCTGATCAGAGAACGCAAAGAAGTTGGCAATGGCGTTGCTGACGCTACCGACAATACCGGCGTCGCGGCTGGCCGTGTTACCGTCCACATCCACTTTCAGGCTGTCGATACGGCGACCCAGCGCGCTGTCACCATCCGTACGGGCCGTGGTTTCCGTGCTGATGTCAGCCGTGTTCTGGTCGGTGGTAGCCTTGACCGCAGCCAGCGCGGTAGTCTGCGCTTTGTTGTTATCAGCGACGGCTTTATCGATGCGCGTGATATCACCGGTATTTTTCCCGACGGTGGTCTGCAGGCCAGACAGCGTAGTAGCCTGCGCCTCCTGCTCAGTCGTCAGCGTTGCCAGCTCCTGCGTCACGCTGGCTTTGTTGGCGTTAACGGTCGCTTCCAGCGCCGTCCGGGCTGTCACCTCCGCTTCCTGCGCCGTGATGCGTGCCTGACGTTCGGTGTAGAGCAGGCCCGAGGCCAGCTTCGCCGGGTCATCACCGGTATATCCGCCCCGGATCTGCGTCGCCAGCGTCTCGCGCGCTGTGGCTTCCGCCTGGTCACCAGCGACACGGGCTGTCGTTTCATGCTGCAGCGCCGCCATACCTGCGCCGGGCGTAGGCCGTCCAAGCGCCACCCAGTCAATCAGGTAGTAGTTCGTCGCATCCTGCTTGGTGGACAGATCCAGCCTGAACTGATTCATTGTGGCTTCAGTCAGCCAGGGGATATTGTCGAACTCCAGCGTGGCGATCCCGTTCGCGTCATACGCAGGCTCGGCGACGGTGACCATGTTGGTGTCGTTGAAGCCACCGGTACCCCGCCACCGCAGCTGCCCCGCCCAGCCCGGTGCCCCGAACTTCCTGATGCGCAGTTTAACGAAGCGATAGGACGACGAGTTAACACCCAGTGAACCGGGAGACGCCACCCACGGATCGGTGGCATGGTTCGCCGGGCGGATCCACCCATCAACAATCGTCGGGGTCCCGTTCCCGGTCCAGCCCTCCACTGACGAATCGAAGTACCAGATTTTGGCCGGGTCGAACTGCGAGCCGGTACCTGCAGAAATCTGCCCAATCTGCTGCGCCAGTGACTCGGTGGTGGTCTGGATCGTCTGATTGACGTTGCTGATATCCGCGACGCGCTCGTTCTTCTCGGTCAGCAACGCCTGGCCGCGTGCCGCCGCTTCATCGGTGATGGCTTTCTTACGGTCCGTGACCTCCTGTGCCAGACCCGCTTTGGTTGCCGCTGACTCTGTCGTAACTTTGCTGATGTCGTCGCGCGCTGACTGAATATCGTCGCTGAGATCGGCGATATCCGAGGTGAGTTCCTTATACGCGTCTGTCTGTTTGATCTGGTTATCGATATCCACCAGGTAATCAGCTGCAACCGAGCTGCTGCTGCCCTGAATGAAATCAGTCCAGGCTGACTTATTGCCGGTGCGATCGACAAGCCGCGCGCGGTACCAGAATCCTACCCCGGCTTTCAGGCCCAGTTGCTGATAAACATGCTGCGGATAGGGTACCCCGGCCAGCAGAAGCGGATTTGTGCCGGTCGATGCAGTGGAATACTGGATCTCCGTCTGTAAAGTATCGCCGGTACCAGCCGGGAAATCCCAGTCCAGCTGTACGCCCCAGAGCAACGGCGTGGTACGGAAATTGGCGGGCTTTGGCACATCACCGGACCGGCCCTTGAGATGCGTCAGCACTGAGGTGGCCCACAGGCTGGATGCACCGCCAGCGTTAATCGCCCTGACGCGCACCAGGTAATCACCTTCGTAGATCCCCGGCACTTCGATATTGCGCAGCCCGGTTTGCGGTACGTTAACCCACTCACTGTCACCCCGGCGCCACTGTGCCTGGTAGGCGATCACGTCTGCCTGAGGTTTCCCGGCTTTATCCAGCGGAGCATCCCAGGAGGCCGTCAGCGTGGCAATGCGCTGCCCCTGTCTCACTGAGTCGTAGCTCGATACCACGACGTTTCCTGGCTGAGAGACAACACCAGTAGGGATCAGGCTGACAGGCGGGATGTCCAGACGCGCATTGTTATCGACAGCGTCATATTTCGAGGCGTTGTATTCCGCACCTGTAATGGTGTAGGTGTTCTCCTCGTCATTGAATGTCAGGTTCATCACACGGAAATACTGCAGGCGCAGCTGTCCGGCATCGATAACGAAAACGGCATCCGGCGCTGGCGCAGAGGAAAACGCCGTGGCCACGATTAACTGCGTGCCGTTGACCGCCTGAATGACCCGGTTTTCCACTATGCCGCCCTGGGTGCGGATCATCAGCGTGTCGCCCGGGACGGCGCTGGTCCCGCGATCGGTTGTGACGGCTTTAAGCCCGGCGTCATAGCTTACAACGCGCCCACCATACACTCGCCCGGAAAAGCGTTCATCCGCAAAAGCGAACACGGTGCCGGGAACATAGGCAAAGCCATCCAGCCCGGTTTGCAACGTGATCATGCGGTCGAGGTAGTTGGAGTACACCGCCCATCCGCCGCGGCGCTGCGCCTCACTCTCACGCGTACAGCCAATGGCAGTCAGCTGCGTTTGCTTGAATTTGAACTGCTTCACCAGGTCAGGAAACATCACCGCAGTGGTGCGATCCTGGTAGTGGTTGTCCGGGTCGCTGAAGTTAATCAGCGCCGAACTGTAGCGGTTCTTCTCGCTGCCGCTGGAATAGTTCGGCTTTCCGACGACCGAGGCGCGGGTGAGGATCTGTAGCTTCGTCGTGTCCGCTGGCATGTCCGAGACAACATTGAACATGTTGTTGCCCCAGAACGTCATACCGTTGAAGCCAGCGGCGATATCCTTTATCACCTGCCACGCATCGGCCTGCGACTGGATATAGACATCAAACAGGAAGCGCGGCTCGGTACCCGTGCCGCCCTTACCATCGGGCACCTTCTGGTCACAGCGCTGGGCTATGCGGTACAGCTCCCACTTATCCAGCATGGCTGCCGTTACCCGGCGCCCCAGGCCAAAGCGCGGCTCCGTGAGTACATCGAACCAGATCCACGCCGGGTTATTCGACCAGCCCCATTTGAATGTCCCATCCCAGGTGCCGTTATAAACCCGGCTAACCGGATTATAGTTCTGCGGGATGCGGATGATCCGCCCTTTCGGCTTGCAGGATATCTTCGGGATGTTGTTGAAGGATTTTGCGTTGAACGACACATACAGCAGCGCGGTATGCGGATAGCGCAGGTGCGCGTCGATCACCTCCGTGATGGCCTGCACCTGCGTTTTGTTCTGTAGCATCTGGCTGGTGCTGTCGGCGGTATCGCGAACCACGCGGATCTGCCAGCCGGTGTTTGCCTTCGGCAGATTGATGCGGTGGGTCAGCTCGTACAGTGAGCTGAGCTTTTCGGTTACGGTTTTGGTGAGCACGGTGCTGTATGCCCCGCCATCCACCGCCACGTCGATGTGATAGGTGACGGAAGTGCCGACGATATCGCCATCATTCTCCTGCTGCTGCAGACCGGTAATGCCGATACGCACCAGCACAGCGTCAATCTGGGTATTGCTGATGGCGCGGGTCCAGGGAGTGGCCTTCGTCAGCGACACGCCAATGCTGGTCTCGTTCTCCACGGCTGGGAACCCGGGGATCGGCGACTGCGTCTGCGTGCCCGGACGAAAGTCCCAGGAGACATTCTCGAAGTTCATCGAGCCGTCGGCGTTGCCCAGCGGCGTGCCATCAAGGAAGATCCGGGTAGCATCCAGTCCACCAGCAAACTCACCTTCACCGAGCGCCAGCAGCATACGGCAGCGCGCCATCGACTGCGCGGAATCGGGTTGTTCAACAGGCGTGTGCTGCTTCTGGCTGCCGCCTTTTGCACCAGTAATCGTTGCCATATTGCATCCATAAAAAAAGCACCCGATTGGGTGCTAATTGAAGAGTAAGAAATTCTCAGATGTCCTCGGCCACGATCCCCGCACTGATTATGGCACCGCCAATTTCGCGCTCGCCATAGAACAGCGCGACCGGGTTGCCCATCGCCAGGGTGTTCACTGCGCCGCCGAAGGCATAGCTGGGTTTATTGTCCGGGTCATCACGCCCCTGAAGGCCTTTGGGCTGCGGCGAGAGCATCTGGTAGATACCGCCTGCAGCCATGCCGATACCAGCAGAAATCATGGCACCACCGACCGGACTGGCCCAGCCAGCAGAGAGGCCAGACACCACGATGCCCGCCACCACCATCACTGCGCCAAGGATCGCCTGGAATAAACCTGCCTTTTTCGCCCCTTCCAGCACAGGCGCGATGCGGATATCACTGTCACCACCCAGCTCCTTGAAATCCTGTTCGCCGATGTTGCGTTTGCCACGAAACACCGCGAAGGTCATGCCGTTTTTTTTGGCATTCATGAGAAAGCTTTCCAGCCCGTCCAGGTTGATGCACAGCGCCTTTACCGCTTCCGCAGACGTCTGCACCGCCAGCCGGTGAACGCGGCCAAACCGGGCACCCAGCGCGCCATACAATCGAATCGTGGTTAAGCGCGCCATGGTTTAATCTCCTGCGGCAGGTCTTTGTGCCGAACGCAGATCATCGTCCGGTCTTTAAAATATCCACGGGCATAAGGTGTGATGCAGGATGGCTGGCCGTACAGGTGGTGCAGCAGCTCGCCCTCTTCGGTAATGATCCCCGCATGGTTCCACTTGTCCGACTCGACCTGCATGATGACCATACACCCGGGCGCGGGGTCGCATTCGACAAATCCCTCACGTTCCCAGTTATCGAAATAGAGGTTGTCGGGGTACTGGCTTTCCCACCACGGATAATCCACGCGGAAATCGTTCAGCGCTACGCCCTGTGTAGCGTGCCAGTCCATGACCAGCCCCCAGCAGTCATGCGAGCCAAGGAGGAACGGGCGGCCAATCAGCGGGATGGCGTCCGGTTTTATCTCTGTGTATTCATCACAGTCCGGCGCGTAAATGCCCCAGACCACACCAGAGTTATTGCACTGCTGGCGATCAAGGTCAGAGGCGATAGGCCGTGCGCCATCGCCCGGGTGGGAGTGAATGACGCGGACAATGGTCCCGGCGTCCTCGGCGTTCGCCCAGTGTTCGCCGTCAATTCGGAAATGCTCTGTCGGATTTTCATGGCTGTTCGGCACCGGGATATAGCGCTGGCGCCGTCCTGACTGAATGACGAAGCCGCAGCACTCGCGTGGGGATTCCTCCAGCGCATGCGCCCGGATCGCCGTCATAATGGTTTTATTCATGGGTATATCCGGTTATCGGGTGAAGAGAACTGTCGCCGGGTAGCCGCCGAAATCAAGAACGGCAGTGTTCGGTTCTGCCAGCCCGGCGCCGAAACGCTTGCGGCAGTCACTGAGGCAACCTCCGCATACATCAAACGCCGGGTCAGCTACCGCATTGCCCTTCGCATCGAAATATGCCGTGCCGTTGTAGGTGCAGCCGTCACCGCTGCGATATTGTCCGCGCAGTGCCCATTCGCAGAGCGAGGTGATCTGCCGGGTGGGTATAACCAGATTCTGCAGGTCAGCCGGGCTGCTGAGCGACCAGGACACCGTCTCGTCATCTTCAGAAATTTTGGTGTCCAGCCAGAAGGTCTGCAGGGAGAACATCGTCGGATCTGCTGTCGGATTCACTCCGCCCGGGAAGTTCACCGCATCAAGGTAAACCGCATAGGTGTCGATGATGCTCACCTTTGCATTCACCATGTCTTTAAACTGGAGACACAGCGCAGTGATATGGCCGTCGAGGTTAGACACGCTGAGCTTCGGCTCGGCGGCCTGATCCGTTGAAAGCGCCAGGTCGGTAATCTGGAAAGGCCAGAACTCGTAGGCGTTGCCATCCCAGATGATAGGCTTCGGCCCAAGCCTGGCCTCGTCGCCGTTCGCCGCGTCAATCTCGGCAGGCGTATGGGGAAACGGACTGTAGTGAAAGCGGTGGATCCCGCCGCTGAACTCTGAGGCATCCACTTCGACCAGGCGGACCCTGCCACCTGGTGCCAGCTTCGCCGCTGTATCAATCAGTGCTGTCATGTTCTACCTCAGGCAAATACGCCATAGGCGCGCTTAATGGTGAACGTCAGCTCTGCGAATTTGCTGTTGATCTGGTTTTTGCGAACAGAGTCGGCGATAACGCGGTACAGTCCCTTCTCTTCACCCGGCGGCGTAATGATGAAGGCCTTAACGGTGTGAGCCAGCAGAAAGTCGCGGATCGCGTTTACCTCCGCCTCAGTGCCGGAATGTTTCATCGGCACCTGGATCGCGGTGGAGTTGATGCCGTTCTCGGCAACCTGTTCATAGCCATCGCCAAACTGCGCAGCACGCACTGTCTGGCTATATTCAACAGGGCCAGCGCCGAGCTGCGAGCGCCAGCTGTAGGTTTCGACTGCCATGTTTGCTCCATAAAAAAAACCCGCCGAAGCGGGCTTATAACTATTTAAATATGCGAATCATTTAACGTGATTTACTTGCATTTCTTTATACATATTTTTAGCGAACTCTACATCACTAATTTTGGGATCGATTTTCTCTTGGCATTGCTGAAACTGTCTTAGTGGCTCTTTACCATCACTTGCTGGTTTTTGAGATACCCCCAGAGCCTCATTTTGGACTCGTTCAGCCTCTTCCAAAGCAAAATTGTTTGCATTAAAGATACATATGGTTTTTGGCACTGCAATTTTCGTAGAAAACTTAAGATAACCGGCGTAACTCCCAGCAACTCCAAAAATGAGAGATACGATCACACCAAATATAAAACAAAATACTTTGTCTTTATTCATCTAACTCCCCTTGGCATTCTGTTTATAACTCATGCGTTTTCGACATAACCCAATTAAGTTATCATATCAATTTGATAAATCACATGTTTTTGTAATAACTAACCTTTGAATCAAAGTCCTGTTTAGCTAGAGGAGTCTGACTTGTAATGAAAGCCTCCCAAGCGCTATAAGCACTAATAAGTCCATGCTTCTCATCAGCGCCCGTTGTGCCTGCCTTTACAGCCTCAAACACGTTGGACGCATTCTCTTTCCGTTTGTTTTTCTTGTTAGCACCACATGTCGCTATTGCATCGGCAACAGAATCATTCCACCCAACCATTTGCAGGATTTCTATCCGCTTTTGAATTACGAACTGATCCGCAGATGCGTTACGTGCCTGAGTTGAAAGATACTCAGCAAATTCCCTTTTATTTTTTGGCGTCTGAGAGGGAAACTCTAGGTCCAGATCGCATTTTGACAGCTCATTATACTTGGCTTGTTTTTGCACGTTATTGCCTGGACCATTACCAGCGCACGCAGAAAGAGCCATTGCTAACACCACAGTCGTGAAGACCTTTTTCATTATCATCCCCTGATTAGTATGGTTTTGAGCATAATAACCAGGGCAGGCATCGGTGTAACCAGGTACGGGTGATATTGCCATCTCAGAATTTAAGACGATGCCTATTTGGACTGGAACTGCCTACCAAGAAGGCCATCACTTCGAGCTGCCCTCATAAGGATCTCCGTCACCTTAATTTCTATTTCCTTCCCTAACGCCCGCGCTGCAGCGCCTCCGTCTCCAGATGTGTTTGATGATGCATTGCCCTTATTATCGACATAAATATCTATGTTGACCTGCGGCTGAGCACCACCTCCCCCCTGCGCCCTGACACCAAGTCGGCCTGCGGAATCACGCGTTAGCGGCATAATCGCCTCAGCACCGGCCTCAGCAAAGACACCGCCCTTGGCAAACTTCGAGGCTCCCTGGAACGCGAAGTATTGAGGTGTATCATAGACGCCATTCACGTACTTACTCAGGCCCGGAGACTCATAGACACCGCCTTTTGCATTCGGGGTGAATGACGTAACAGCGAATGATTGTCCGCCCCCAGCCGAAGCCCCAGAGCCACCACTAATCCACCCCATAGCGGCCTGCACTGCATAGGCAATCATGAGGCGGTTCGTCACATCCAGGATCATCTTAAGCATCGACTTGCCGAACTCTTTAACCGATGCTTTGCCGGTTGTCATAAGTTCGGTAAGCATGTCGCTCAGACCTGTTAGCGTGGAATTGGCAACGTTTTTCACGGCATCGTAAGTATTAGTGGCAGCGTCCAGATACTCATTCCAGCCGCTTACAGCACCAGCTTTCCAATCACCGCGCAGCTTATCCTCTTCAGCATAATAATTCCGAAGCGCTGCCAGCTCTTTTTCATAACCAGCATCTTCAAGCTTGCCGCCGCCATTCAGCCATCCCTGTCGAAGCTGCGCTTCCTCCATCAGGCGCTGCGTTTGACGACTACTTAACCCGGCGCTATCACGCAATGCATCGGTTTTTTCAGCCATCTGGGTGACGTATTTGTTTGCCTGCTGCGCCAGCCCGTTAATCTTCTGCTGGGCCTCGACTTCCTTATTTTTCTGATCCACAACTTTGGCGGCGTTGAGGATGGCCTCACGGTTCGATAGAAGAGATTTCTCCTGTGCGCTCAGAGCGCGAGACTTAGCAGCCTCGTCCAGCTCGGCAAAATGGGATTGCTGTTTGCTGAACTCGGTATTTTTGGCGTGAATATCTCCCGTTTGACGCAGCGTTTCGAGCGTTTCCGTTAGGGTTCTGGCCTGAGCGCGGTAGTTTTCCAGGGTGCGATCGCCAGCATCCAGCATAGCTCTTGCCTCTTTGGCCTTTTTCGCGGAGTCTTCTGCAAGCTTCGAGACTGCGTCTCTCGATTCGCGACTGGATCCCCCCTCGCCTTTTACCTTGGACCCTCGCGCTTCGGCTTCATAGCTTGCCTGTGCGTTAGGCGCAGTGACTCGCTTCCAGAGTTCGGCGTAGCGTTTTTTGTTCGCCGCGATCTCTTTGTCAGCTTCTGCCCCAGCCTTTTTCATGGCCTCGACATCCATGCCGAGGAAGTCCGTAATTGCCCCACCGCCAGGTATTTTCTCAGCCCAGCCAGCTAAAGTGCCGGTGAATTTGGCATCCAGTAAGGTGATATTGAGGAAGAGATCTTTGATGGAGGACTTAACCAGTTCGAAAATATCGATTATCTGGTTTCCCCAGGCGCGTACTGTAATACCGATGTCACCAAAGGTATCAGAAGCGCTCTTCTTGAGGCTTTCCCACGTCTGACCGATATTATCGGTCGCTTTATTGGTCTCCTCAGCGCGCTTTGCCATTACGCCTGCGAACAACTCAATAGCTTCGGTAACCGCCGCCTGCTCACCTTTCTGCTTACGCAGCTGGATGATGTGCTTCATCATGGCTTCATCGACAAAGCCATATTGTTCGTTCAGGCTGGCCAGCCCTTTTACCGGATCGCTGACAATTTTGCCGAAGTCGGACATCGCCGCTTTGGTGTCGCTTCCAGCCTTGCCCATGAGGGTGATGGAAGTGGCAATTTGTTTCATCTGGCTGGCGGTATATTTGCCAGTATCGTTCAGCGTAACCAGCGTATCCACGGTGGAACTGATGGATGAATTCGTCTTGCCTGCCACCTCCTCAGCGGCCTGGTTAAGCTGCTGCATTGAGGCGAAGCCAGCTCCCCCCATCATGATGACCGAGCGCGCCACCTGATCGAACTGTTGAGACGAACTATATGCAGCAGCGGCCAGCAGACCGATGGTGCCGACCAGCCCGGCCAGCGCAATCGTGGTTGGGTTAATCATCCCAGCCATGCTGCGGATGTATTCGCCGACGCCAGTGAGTGCCCCCTGGACCCCGCCAAACTGGTCTTTAATCTGCCCGCCCTGCTGGAGCAGGATCAGGAACGGAGACTGCCCACCAGCCAGCTGCGTGGCGATATCGGTGAACTGTGCCGGTAGTGTGCGCATTGCTGCGCTGTACTGACCCACAGAGATACCGGCGCGTCGTGCTGCGGCCTCCTGCCGGGATAGCGCCTCAGGCAGCACGTCAGCCACGCCAGAGAGCCGTTCACGGGTCTGGTTGAGGATGGTGTTGAAATGCTCGAACTGGGTGCCGTTAATGCGCCCCGCTTCGAAGTGTGCCACCAGCTGCGCATGCTGCTCGTCCAGCGAGTTGAATGCGCGGATCGTCGGGTCGATTGACCCCAGCAGGTTCTTTAGTGCGGCTGATTGCTTCTCTGCCGCCTGGGTGGCCGCGAGTTCTGCCTGGGCACGCGCAGCTGCTTCGCCGGTATCCGTCAGCTTAAGCCGGGTATCGTCCAGGATTTTGTTGTAGTGCTGAAAATCATCGGTATCCAGAAAGCCTTTGGTCTGGAAGTTACGCAGCGCGGCCTGCTGTTCGTCCAGCCGGTTCAGCGCTTTGTTTACCGGATCGATATTCTCAAGCAGGCCTTTCAGCGCAGCCTGTTGCTCCTTGATGCCCTCGCTACCCTGCTTTGCAGACTCAGCACCAGCGCGGAATACGCTGTTAAGGTCATTAGCTTTGCCGACGGCACCAGCCGCGGCTTCACCGAGTTTATCCAGCTCATTGCTGGCAGTTTTCAGGTCAGAAACATCGGCCCGCAAAGTAATCGAGGCGATCTGGTCTGTCATTATTTCGTCTCCTTGTGCATTACTTTGAGAGCCTCGCTTTCCATAATCTGAAGGTCAGCCATGCAGGCCGCCGCATCATCAACCCCGTGTAACTCAAACACCCAGGGGAGAACGTTGTAATCAAGGCCGGTCGCCCCGCCCGCGCCAACACGCCATTGAGTCGCCAGTGCTGAGAAGATGGTGAATGATTTCCATACCGACGGCAGGATCCCCACCTCTTCCTCCACGTCCTCAGGCGTCAAACCAAAAGCGGCTAACTCCGCGAGAGTCGGTCCCGGCGTGTACAACGCTGCGGCGACCTGCCTCAGTTTTTTTCTCGTACACCCATCAGCTCTTTGGTATAGGCCAGGCCGATGCTGTCGAACGCGCGCGGGTAGTTCTGCAGGAGGACGATCACGTTATCGCGGTTGAACTCGTCAGGCAGTGCCCAGCCATCAACGATCTCCATCAGGTAGTCGGCCTGTGGCTCGATAGCAGCCTTTTTGCCTTCGGCGGCTTTGTGCAGCTTCTCATCCATGGCGCGCAGCTCTTCGAGCGTCTTATGGCGGAAGGTAAAGGTCAGCTTGCCGTCTTCGGCACCGGCGCGCGGGATGCTGGCGGTAACGGAAAAGGTCGGGTTTGGAATCAGGGAGAATTTGGTCATTTTGGTTCCTTAGAAAAACGAAACCCGCCGGAGCGGGTTGAACATTCGAATGAGTGAGGCGTTAATTAGCGGCCACTGAGCAAACCGCCGGGCTTGAGCGCATTTCGGATAGCATCGTTTACAGCGGCGTGTATAGCTTGTTGCAGGATGGCTAAAGATGCTGCCTGGCCGTTCAGTTCTGCCAGAATGGGTTCAAACAGATCGCTGTTACGCACAGCATCCACCACCGCCTCACGCATGTCGTCTGAGAGACTGAGTTTGGTTGCATCTGCGCTGCTGGCGATGGCGGTACCAGCTTTTTTGATTTCCCAGCCAGTGCTTACCTGCTGCTGGTCACTTTCGCTGACCCCGAACGCCCCTGCGACCCGGATCGCCCCTGCATCAGGCTGTTTATCGCTGTTGTCGGCTTTTACCTGAATGCTGTAACTGCTGTTGACGACTGCGTTATTCACCTTCGCATTTTGAATGATGCCTGGCTGGAGGAAGGCCTCATTAATTAGCAGTGATGAATCGATAGACTGGTTACTGATATCGACACAGATTTTGTTCAGATAATCTGCG